GATCTGATCGATGTGGGTGATCTCCTCCGTGCCTACCCGCTCCTGCGTAATGATCTGCCCCCCGGAACCCTCTGGGCTGTTACCCTCCGTTATCACCGCGCGCCAGATGGGCCGCGTCTCCTTGCGATCCACCGAGCGCGTGGCGGCGGACCATGGATAGATCGAGACGAAGGGTCTGGCGGCGTGCGCGACACCCACGAAGTCCCCGTCCGGGCTCCAGGCGACGCCAAGGCCGGAGTTTGTCGGCAGGGTGGCGGGGTTCGCCACCTTCGCCCCGAAGCCCGCCGCCGACCATGGATAGATCGAGACGAAGGGGCTGGCGTCGTGCGCGACACCCACGAAGTCCCCCGCCGGGCTCCAGGCGATGCCCCTGCCGGTGCCTGTCGGCAGGGTGGCGGGGTTCGCCACCTTCGCCCCGAAGCCCGCCGCCGACCATGGGTAGATCGAAACGAGGGGGCTGGCGGCGTGCGCGACACCCACGAAGTCCCCGTCCGGGCTCCAGGCGATGCCCCCGCCGGTGCCTGTCGGCAGGGTGGCGGGGTTATCGAACTTGACGGGATTGGCCGGATCCCGCATGTCCCACACGGATATATACGGACTGGTGTCGTGCGCCACCGCCAGGTAGCGCCCGTCCGGGCTCCAGGCGATGCCCCTGCCGGTGCTGGCCGGCACGGTCTCGGTGAGCGGGTCGCCCTCGTTGTCGGCGGTGGGCGCCGCCGGGGCCTTGACCCCCATGTGCAGCCAGTCCGCCGGGAGCAGCGGGGGGCTGCCGCTGCCGGGGATGGCGAGGTCGTTGCCGGTCTTCTTGGGCGGGCCGTCGCCGGTGAAGTAGCGCCGGTTGCGGTAGTCGTTCGCCACCGGCCCGGGCACGCACTTGACGCGGCGGTTCCAGTTGAACCAGGAGGTCGAAGACCGGTCGCTGGCGGCCAGCCCGGTCGTGGAGGCGTAGGACAGGTAGGCCCAGTGGTCATCCGCGGAGAACGCCAACCCCCGCACCGCCGCGGCGGCCGTGGCGGTCAGCTTGCGTCCGAATGCCCCGTAGCCCCAGGCATAGGCTTCCAGGAATGGCGATGACCCCACGCCGAAGTAGATGAACCCGCCGCGGGAGTCCCAGGAGACGGCCTGTGCCTGCGCGCTCAAAGCCGTGACAGGGTCGCTCACCAACGCGCGGAAGGGGTCGTGCCGGGCGGTGTCGAAGCGATACACCCGCGTGTAGGGGCTGCCTGTCTGCACGATGGCCACCCAGCGGTTGTCCGGGGCCACGGCGACGTGCGTGCCGTTCCCCGTGGGCAGCATGGCGGAGATCGGGTTGCGGATGTCCCCCAGCTCCCCCGTCCAGCGCCAGGCGGAGACGTAGGGCGTGGTGGTGTGCGCCAGCAGGATCCAGCGGCTATCCCGGCTGAAGGCCACCCCAGCGCCGGCGCCGGCCGGGATGTCCTTGCCCGTGGGCACCACCTGCGTGCCGAAGGCCCCGGTGAACGGGTATACGCTCAGGTAGGGCGTGGTGGCATGGGCCACTGCCACGTACCCGCCGTCCGGGCTCACCGCCACGCTCACCCCCGCGGAGGCCGGCGCGGTGCCCGGCGTGACCAGCGTGCCCCAGTCTCCCGTCCACGGCCACGCGCTCACAAACGGGGTGGTGTCGTGGCCCAGGAACACGTAGAGCCCGTCCGGGCTCCAGGCCACCCAGTGCCCCTGGCCTGCCGGGATGTCTGCGCCGCTGGGAGATGTGGGAGCGGTGAGCGCGTCGTCCGCCACCGCGTACACGGCGATATAGGGGCTGGAAGTCAGCGCCACCGCCATCCATTTTTCGTCCGGGGACAGGGCGTTGTGCCGGATGTTCGACCCCACCGCGGCAGCCGTGGCCGCAGGCGTGCCCAGCGCCCCGCTCGTGTCCGGGTAGCGGTGGATCGCCAGTGTGTCGGCCCCGTGGTATGGCGTCGCCACCGTGCTGGGGCCGTCCAGCGGGCGCGCCTCGTTGTTGCCCAGCTTGAGGTTGATCGCGCTCTGCGCCTGGTTGTCGGCCAACTGGCGCGGCTTCACGGCGGGCAGGGTTCCACGCGGTCCCAGCACCCGGATCGAGGTCATGGGCTCAGAACCTCCTCACAATGCCGGCCCCGACACCCTTGCCGTCCGGCGTCGGGCCTACCTCCACAGGCAGGCCGTAGTGCGCCAGCAGGCCGGCGGCCAGCGCGGCCAGGACCGGCTTCTTCATCACGTCGGCGAACGAGCGCTCGCCCTGGCCCGCCCCCACCTTCTTGTTCTGGTGCGCCAGGGTTGCCTCCATCCCGGCCCACCCGGCCAGCAGGGGCTTGCGCCATTCCTTCGGTACGGCGAACGCCGCACCCGTGCCGAGCGTAGCGGCCAACAGCCCGGCCGCATTCAGCTTCGCGTTGGACGGGTTCTCTCCAAGCAGCGGGTTCGCCTCGACGCCCTCTCCGCTGCGCAGGAACGCCTTGGTGGACTGGATGTCCGCATGGGTCGCCGCCAGGGCTGCGGTGAGCAGGGCGTAATCGGTGCCGGTCCACTCCGCCATCGGCGCCTCCTAGCGGGGGAACGAGTCGTTGTAGCCGAACGCCCCGGTCTGCGCGACCAGGCGCTTGGTGCCGTCGCCGGTCATAACGCGCACCCGGTACTCCGCCACGTAGCTGTTGAAGCGCGCTTCCTCGTCCCGCGCGCGCTTCACGTTACCCCACGGCTTGGCCGTGTCGAGCAGCCGGTACAGCGCGCCGGCCCGCACCGCCGATTCCGCCTGCTGGAAGCGGTCGTCGATGGTCGTGGCGGTGAGCGAAGGCTTCAGCGCGGCGCGGGCGACGATCGTCAGTCCGTCCGTGACCGCCTCCGCGTTGGGCGGTGGAATCAACTGGATCTTGCCCGGGCTGGGCACGAAGAACCCCTGCGGCAGCCGCGACGTGGTGATGGTGCTGTAGTCCCAGCCGGGCATGTTGCGGTCCAGCCAGTCGCGCGTCAGCAGCGGGATGTCCGGGTGCTCGTCCACGATCCACAGCTTCACCGGCGCCACGATCTCCGCGTTGGCCGGCGGGGTCAGCGTGTAGGTTGCCGTGTCTTCCACCAGCGTGACCGCGGTGGCTAGCGTCTCGGCCCACCAGTGCGTGCGCTCGCACAACTCGCGGATGGAGGCGCGGATGGCGCGCTGCATCGCCGGCACGCCCTCCCCGGGCACCTCGCCTTCCACCAGGTGGAAGAAGTCGTTGAGGGTCGCCATGGGTCGCCTTTACGCCGCCTTGGTCTTGGCTGCGCCGATGGAGGTGTAGAACAGGTCCAGGTAGCGCTTGCCCTCGTCCGGCTCCCCTTCCTCGCGGTCTTCGATCAGCGCGCTCCCCGCCACGTAGAGTTGCAGTGGCGCCCGGTAGCGCGGCAGCACGGTCAGCTCGGAGTCGATGTAGTTGGTGCCCGCGCCGACATCGGTGAGGGAAATGGCTGCGCCGCCCAGGGTGGCGGCGAGCTGGATCGTGTCCCCGTCCGTCACCAGCACGTAGTAGACCGTGCGCGCGGTCAGGGGCGATGGCAGGCTGCTGTCCGGGGTGGGCAGCACCACCGTCTGCCCGGCTTCAAGCCCGTGGCCCACGATGGTGATCGTGTTCGCACCCGTGTCCACGTCCGTGGTGGCGAAGCTGCGGTAGATCATCGGCAGCGGCACGCGGCTGTACAGCACTTCCACCCACACCTGGGTGGTGGCGTGCGCGCGGGGGTAGCCGTAGAACTTCGTCGGCTCGGCGGGGTTCTGCAGCCAGTTGAGGATCGTCGTGTCCGGCGTGGAAGAGAGCCAGGAGCGGTCCACGCGCCCCATCTCTTCCAGCGCGGCCGGGATGATCGCCGCGCCCGGCGTCGCGCCGTCCGCGCCCATGTTGCGGGTCACGTCCAGCAGGGCGATGGCGTCGTCGGGCAGGATGTCGTGCAGCGCCTCGGAAACCGTGAGTTGCAGCGCCTCGCGCACCGTGGCGGCGTCGGGACGCCAGTTCACCAGCTCCATCGCGCCGTCCGCCAGGTAGCCCACCAGTTTGGCATCGCTCCAACGGTAGGCGCCCGCCGTCTCGTCGTGGATCGCTCCACGAACCCGGCCCAGCACATCCGCCACCGTGACCAGCATCGGGGCCTCCTGGAATCGCTACAGCGCGGCGTGGGAGAGTTCCATCTTCTCGGGCGGGATGGACTCCATCGTGGACACCACGTGCGTCAATTCCACCACCACATCCAACGTCACCGGATCGCACAGGCAGTCGCCGTAGACCGCCATGGCGTAGGTCTGGCGCTTGCCCAGCCTGGGCGGGGGCGGAGGCGGAGGCGTGGTCTGGCGTCCCACGGGCATGTCGTGCTCCGGCCCGTAGATCGGGTACGCCTCGAAGGACTGGCGGAGATTGTTGAAGTGGGGCAGCGGCACGCCGACCCTTTTGGCGCGCGGCACGTAGATCATAAGCCCGTTCACGCCCGCCGGCACCGCGCCCTGGTAGTGCTCCTGCTCGAACAACTCCACCGTCTTGCCCAGCATCAGCCGGCGGCTGTCGGATAGGCGACGGAAGTACACCAGGTCGTTGGAATCGCGCTCGCGGCGGTAGTGGAGCAATACCGGGTACTGCGCGGCTTCAGGGAAATCCCCTTCCCCGGTCACGCGGGTGGTGCCCTCCCACCGCTCGCAGGCGTCCAGTTCAGGCACCGGGTCGGGCTTGCGGGCGCTGACGCCCAACTTCTCCATCACCCCTGCCGCGAAGGCCCCGGCCACGTCGGCAATGCTGCCGGCCTGCGCCGGACGAATGCTGCCGGCCTGCGCCGGAAGGCCTGGCGCCGGGGCATCGGCCTTGGACTGGGGCGGGGCGGGGGGCTCGTCGGCCAGCGGCCGGCGCTCCACCTCGTGCAGCTTCAGCACCCGCTCCCGCAAGCTCTCGCGGCCCTCCGCCGAGACGGCCTCCTGAGAGAACCTCTCGCGGATGTACTTGGCCAGCGTCTGCGGGTTCGCGTGGTGGACTTCCTGCAGCGTGCGGAAATACCGCGTGCGCTTCCTGCCTTTGCCCTTGGCCATGCGGCCCTCCTTGGATGATGATCGCGCCGCCCAGCGCCGCGGCGGCGCGTGGTGCGGACTCGCGCTAGATGAACTTCGCCAGTGCGCCCAGCGCGGCGTCGGTCGGGTGCGTGAGCGCCGCCAGCGCCGTCAGGGCGTCCACCCCGCTGTCCGGCCAGGCGAGGTCCACGTAGGTGTCCGTCACTGCGGCGTCGGCCAGGCTGGTGGTGTCGGGGATGAACTCGCCGCCGGCGCTGGTCGCCACCTGCAGGTATCCGATCGGGGCCTCGCCCGCCGGCACCGCGGGCAGCAACGCCAGAGCCGCGGAGGCCGCGTTGTTCCCCTCCGTCACTTTTGGCGTGCCGGCCTTCAGCGTCACCAGGTACTTGGTGAAGCTGGAAATGGGGACGGTCGTGGCCGCCGTGGCGCCGAACGTGGTCTCGAACGTGGTCGTCGTGTACAGCAGCCCGTCGTTGAGGTAAGTGACCGAGTTGGCTGCCTTGATCTTCTCCGGAGCAACCGAGCCGATGGTCAGGCCGGCGAGCGTGAAGGACTTGTTCTGCGAGCAGCGCAGCATGATGTTCATCTGCGTCACCAGCGAATCCAGCAGCGCGGCGGTCGTGCCCCCGTCCGCGAGCAGGGCCAGCACCACGTCCAGTTGCTCCTGCAGCTCGGTGAGGCGCGACTGGTTGTAGAGAACGTATCGGCTATCCATGACAGGACTCCCTTCGATGAGGTGCGGCCGGAGACGACCCCCGACCCGTTGGCCTGTGGTGAACCTCTGGCGCGGGGCCGCCCCCCGCGCTTCCTGCCAGCGAGACTACGCCGTGCCGGTGTTGATGAGGGCGCTCGGGCCCGTGTCCGCCCAGAACAGGTCACGGTACGTGGCATCGGTCGCGCCCGCGTCCAGCTCCGTGGTGCCGAACACGAACGTCTCGGCCGCCCCGGTCTTGATGTAGATCTCGCCCAGCACCGCCCAGCCGGCGGGCACCGCGGGCAGCTCGGTCAGCGCCTCGGTCACGGAAGAGGCCACGATCGGCCCCTGCCGCGTCTCCACGCCGGTGGTGGTCTTGCCGATCACCAGGATCTTGCACGCCTCGCTGTTCCCCAGCGACGTGTGCCCGGCTGTGAAGGCGTAGTCCGTGGGCGCGCCGGTGAGGGCCGCCTGCGGCACGCCTCCGATCAGGCAGGTGGTGGCTCCGTTGAGCTCGAACTTCGCCTTGTCCGTGCCGATGGCGACGCCGGGCTCCACGTCGCCGTACCAGTGGTTCATCAGCACGTTGCACAGCAGGCGCAGGTCCGCGCGGTCCATCGGAGCGTCCCGGCGGCCGGAATCCGCTTCCTGCAGCCCGCCGCTCGTGTTGGGGGTCGTCATGGTCGATCTCCTCGCTTCAGTGTTTGTTGTTCACCGGCCGCCCCGGCGGGTGGTCATCCGGCCCTTAGGCCGGAATCGCGTGTTCCCAACGGGTGATCCACGCCTCGTTGAGGCGCACGTGCGTGCGGTAGGTGAACCAGGAGGCGAAGCCCCAGGACGCCAGCGGCGTGGCGTGATCCACCTTGGGCGGGCGCCAGTTCACGGTGATGGACTTGCGGCCTTTCAGCGGAACCGTGCCGAAGCACTCGCGCGCGAACACCATCGTCACGTACACGTCGGCGCTCGTGCCGCTGGTGGACTGCATGGATCCCTTGGCCCCACCCCCATCGACGTACTTCGGGATGAGCTGGGTCTTGCAGAAGCGCATTCCCTCCACCGTGCCGAACTCCGCCTCGTTCTTTTTGGCACCGGCGGCGTAGTCCGAGTGGCTCTTGAAGCCGTCCACGTCGCGGAAAGCGCGCCATGACGCATCGGTGTGCGCCACGGCGATGTAGCCGGGCTCGATGGACACCGAGTTGTAGTTCTGCGAACTGGGCCGGATCGACGTGATCGGCATGGCCAGGTTGCCGTCCAGCGTCGCGCAGATCGAGCGCAGCTTGCCCCGCGTGGGCGCCGTGTTCACATCGGTGCGCGCGGTGCCGTTCTGGTACACCACAGTGGTGCCGCCCACGGCGGTGGTCCACCCGATGCGCTCCATGGATTCGGATCCCTGCTCGGCCATGACCCCGGTGTACTCGCGGATCGCCCCGGGCTGGTCGTCGTTCGTGTCCAGCACCTCGGCCGTCACCGGCGCCCAGCCTCCGTAGCGCGCCAGGGTGGCGGTGATGTCGGTGGGCACGAACTGCTGCCCGCCGGGAGTGACGCCCTCGCTCAGGGCGGTGGTGATGGCGGCCATGCGCTCGTAGCGGCGGAACTTCACCACCCGGGTGCCGTGCATGTTCATGGCAAGCCCCTGCTGGCTCAGCATGTCGAGCAGGTAGTAGGGCTGGCCCCGCTTGAGAAATGCCCCCGCCGCCTGGACATCGGCCATGGTCGGCTGGGTGGTCGTGGTGTTCGGGATTGTCATCTCGATCTCCTAAGCGTTGTGGTTGGGGGCGAGGCGTCTATGCCTCGGCCCAAGCCTTGTCGAACTCACGATCCAGATCCTGGTCGGTAAGCGGGAGACCCGCCGGCCGCGCCGGAATGTGAGGAGCGTGCGTTCCTTCGCCGGGGATCGCCTGGGCCGCCACCATGCGTTCCTGGTTGACAGGCGCCGGTTGCGGCGGGGCCGCGGGCGCCTGGGGTTGCGCGGGGCCTGCCTGCGGGCCTCCGCCTTGCAGCAACGCAGCAACGTCGCTGACGCCTGCGATGCTCTTGATCTCCGCGATGGCACGCGCCGCCTGCGCTGGACTGCCTTCCAGCAGCGCCTTCTCCAGCGTCACGGCCTGCTTGTGGGGCAGATCGTCCACCACCTTCCACACGGCCGCCTGGAGGTCTGCTCTCTTCGGGTTGTTCTTGTCGAGCACAGCGGACCAGTCGGGGTGCGCCGCCACTACCTGGGTCAGCGCCACCTCGGTCGCGGTGGACATGGTCCCGGCCTGCACCTGCTCGCGCAAGGATTCTTGGAAGTCCTCCATGTCGTCGCGCCGCACGAACGGGCGGGTCGCGGCTATGATCGCCTTGTAGATCTCCGGGTACTCGTCCCGCAGTGTGCCCAGCGCCTCGTCTCCCTCGGATTCCGCCGCTCTCACGGCGGGGTCTTCCAGCGGCCGGCCGGTTTCACGCACCAGCTCCCGCTCCTCGCGCTCGATCTGGCGCTTGGCTGCGCGGATCAGCGCCGCCCTTTCTTCGGGGCTCGGGAGCTCGGGACGGGCCGGCTCTGCCGGGGCGGACTCGGCGGGAACGGGGGCGGGCGCCGGGGCCGGCTCCGCGGTCTTGGACGGAGCGGGTTTCGCGGCGGGGGCGGCTTCCGCCGGCTGTGCACCGGGACTGCCACCATCGGCCGGCGCCGGGTCGTCCGCCGCTGGGGGGTTCTCGCCGGCCGTCGCCGCGGGGACACTGGGGTCCGGGACCTCGGCCGTGAACTCCCGGTCGAACATCGCGTCCAGGTCTGTGTCGCTGGGCTCTGCGGCGGCCACCGGAGCGGGGGCCTGAGTAGTGGCCGGTTGTTCGTGGTTCGGGCCTGGCATGGGTTACTCCTGTTCCGGTTGCTCGGGCTGGACGGCACGCAATTCTTCCGGGCCATCCTCGATGAGTTCGATCAGCTTCTCGACGGCCTCCGCCTGCCCCTGCCAGTGCAGCAACGATCCGGGAGGCGCCTGCGACCACGGGTTCATCCGTACCAGCATGTCCTTGGCCGTCTCCAGTCGGCAGCGCAGCAGCTTCACCACGTTCTGCACGTCGATGCTGTCGCGGTGCTCGTGCACCATCACGGCCAGCTTCACCGTCTCGATCTGGCGTGGGTCGCCCGTGTCGGCCATCTAGTTCGCTCCCAGCAGGTGCGCGTAATCGTGTTCGATCCCCGCCACATCATCGGCCACGGAGCCGCCGTTCGGGGGCGGGGGGCGGGATTGGGGATAGCGGTTGACGCGGCCACCCTCGGCCCCCCTCATGCCGGGCGCGGAGTACATGCGCCCCACCACGTCGCCGAGCGTCTCGTTGACGAACCCACCCGCCGCGGCCATCGGCACATCGGCGGGGCCTGCCGGGAGGCCGACCGCGGCGCCGGGGGCGGGTACTGGAGGCTGTCCCGTTGGCCCCTCCGGCGCCGCGCCGGGCACTCCCGCCTGCGCGGCCTGCTGCATTTCGAGTACCTGCTGCTGCTGCGCGGCCATCATGGCCATCTCCGCCTCCATGTCCTCCTTGGTCTTCACTATGCGCGCCGGGTCCAGGCCCATCGCCGCAGCCTCATCCTCGAGCATCTCGCGGCGCTTGGTGAACTGGGCGTCCAACGGATTGGCCGTGGACATGCGGAATGCGCGCATCTGCTCCAGCTCCTCCGCCTTCTGCAGCACGGACATGCTGGTCTTCACCTGGATACGGGCGTCGCCCTTGATCTCCGGGCGCGGGCAGAATTGCATCGTCCAGTTGAAGAGCTTGGTCAGCACCTCGCCCTGGAAGTCGTCCCAGGCGCGGAGTTGATCCTTGACCAGTTGGCCGGCCGCGCCCATCAGCATGGCCAGGCCGGAAGCGGTGCGCCCGGCCCCGCCCCCGGTGGCGCCTCCGTGCTGGTAGCGGGGCACGCCGCTCACCTCATCGATCAGCGCTTGCAGGGCGTTGAGCAGCGCCAGGAACACCGCGGTGTGGTTGGGGAAATCGGAAAACTGGATCGCCGGGTTGGCGCTGTTCCAGGGCTCCTCGCGCGTGGGCCAGATGGTGAAGGGCGTCATGCGCTTCAGGTCGCCCTGGATAAGCAGCCGGCTCAGCCGTACCTCGACCTGCGGACCCACCGTGGAGGCCGCATTATCGAAGGTCATGCGGAACGCGCCGTTGGCCCCGTTCTGCAGGTCGCGGATGGACTCGGGAAATGAGGTCCCCAGCACCATGTCGTCGTCCGGCATGGGGATGTAGAACGAGTAGGGCCGGCTCTCATCCTCGTTCGGATTGAGCGAGAGGCCGATCACGCGCCCGCTGCGGTCGAACCACGGGTGCGCCTCAAGAAGAGCCGCGGACACGTCGTCCAGCCGGATCCCCATGCGCTTCAGGCGCGGCTCCATGCCGAGCTGCAGCAACTCCTCGGCGGTGAGCGGGCCCCAGCCCTCGATCAACTCCCATTTGCGGCGATCGGCGGGCTTGGCGGCGTCCACGCGCGCGCTCTGGTAGAGCCGGTTTTCCCAATCCTCCCACTCGCAGTCTCCGCTGGGCTTCTGCTCCAGCCAAGTGGCAATGGCGGGGCGGTGGAAGGTCGAGTTGGCGGCCAGGGAGGCGATGCGGGCGCGTCCGAAGAGGTGGCGTTGAAAAATCCACTCGGATTCTGCGGGCTTGCGCGCCGTCCATTCCAGGTAGATGTCCCAGGGCTTGACCGACTCAAAGTAGGGTCGCACGACTTTCTCGCCAGTCATGCGCCAATCCATCATCTCCACGCCATCCGCGCCGGCCACCATGACGTGGCCCCAACGTTTGCGCATCTGGTAGGTGAGCAAGGGGCCCTTCAGGATCCCGGCGCGCAGCTTGTGCCCATTGTGGGTCACGTTGAGGAAGAGCTTCTCGTATGCGGACTCCACCAGGTAATCTTCCATCTGGCGGTCCATCCGCTCCGCCCGCGCGCGCGCTACGATGCGCAGGCGATCCTCCGGCTTCATGCGCGCGGCCTCCGGGTCCTGCTGCGCCATGAGGTCGGCTTCGGAGATCGCGTCCGGGGGCAGGTCCGGCTCCGGGGTGGGGGTCACGCTCCAGTTCTTCTTGGCCGCGCCGAAGGCCATCTCATTGATGCGCGCGTCCAGGGTACGCACCTTCGTGCGCGTCAGCCCCAGGTAGAGTTGGCAGGCGTCCTCGCGGATGCCCTTGATGCGGGCCCGCTCCTCGGGGCTGTATTCGGAGCGGTACTGGTAGTGGTCGGCCAGCATCAGGTCGTCGAGCGGCTGGCGGCGGTCGCGCAGGTCCGTCCAGTCCCCCAGCAACCTCTGCCCCAGCGCGGCCAGCGCTTGAGGATCGGCGGGGCGCTCCTTGTCGGTGCGGATCGCGGCTACCATGTCAGTACCCCACGCCGGATTGCACCGGCCGCAGCGAAGCGTTGAGGCGGTTCACCGCCGCAAGCCGCACAGAGGAACCCTCGTCCTGCGGCCCCAGCGCGCCCAGGGCCCCGTACTCGGTCGCTTCGCAAGGATGACTGAAGGGGCCCTTATCGGGCTCGCGGCGCAGAGCCTCACGGTTGGCCCCGCTCTTCATCTTTGAGAATTTGTAGCGCCCGGCCAGTCCGGCGCGCACCATCGGCGCCTTCGATGAGAGCAGGAACCCCGGCTTGCCGCCCTCGATGAGGAGGCGCAGGTAGGTGTCCAGCGCCTTCACGCGGTCCTGCACCAGGTTGCGGTGGTTGTGGGTGGGCTCGATGTAGAGGCGCTTCTTCTTGCAGTAGTCGAAAAACGTCTCCTCGTAGCCCTCCCCGGCGCGGCCGGCCGGGTCCCCCCAACCTCGGGCCCGGTAGCGGTCTCCGCCGACCACCACCTCGAAGCCGGGATAGTGATTGGTCAGGTGCGGCACCACCTTCTCGTCGATGAAGCGCGGCCCGGATGTGAATGACTCGGTGACGATCTCGTCCAGCACGCGCATCTGGCCCTTCGGCGTGATCTGGAAGATCACTGCGGCGGGCCGCCCACCGGGGCCGCAGTCGAACCCCATCAGCAGCGGGAGGCCCGGGTAGGCCACCAGATCGTGCCCGGCGTAGTGCAGGTCGTCGTTGTAGAGCGGGTGCACCGGATCGCCGTCCAGCAGGAACCCGTACTGGTTGAGCAGTTGCACCTTCACCTGGTCATCGGTACGCACGGAGACCTGCTGCTCGTAGTACCGCGCGTCAAGGTTCTCCAGGTTGTCCGCCGGTGGAATGCCGCGGGCCGGGTCGCCGTGGGTGTTGATGCAGTAATGGGTGCCGTCCAGGCTCACCAGCGGCCCGTCGTCGTCCTGGAACAACGCCGGGGGCTGATTCCAGAACCGGGAGTTCGCCGGGCGCTGCAACTCCGCCATGCGGTAGAGCCAGGAGTCGGCGTCGGGGCTGTTGTAGTCCATCCGCACGCCCGGGAACGCACAGAATCCGTGCTGCCGGCGGGGGAAGCGGTTGACGCGCTCGGCCACCTTGGCGAAGACCTCGAAGCTGCACTCGGTGGCGGCGTTGATCCACGCGCGGCTCACCTCGTACCCGTCCAGGTCCTCAATGTCGGGCGGGCCCTCGATCGACTGAAACGAAACCAGCAGGTCCACGAAGTCGCCCGGGGCGATCTCCAGCCGCATGTGGTGCTCCGCCGGCGGGCCCCAGGTGAAGTCGCCCCCGAAGCGCTGCGTGCTGATCCAGTCCATCCACGTGGTGATCGTCGTCTTCTTCAGGTTCTTCATGGACGCCCGGATCACCAGCTCGCGCGAGTAGCGCACCCCGTCTTCGGGGCTCGGCACCTGTCTGCACGCCTGGTACAGGATGTCCATGCACATGGTGGAGGTCTTGGCCGAGCCCACGGGGCCACGCACACCGCGGATGAAGTGGGTGTCGGCGAAGAAGTCCCCGAGCGTGCCGGGCGGGGAGAAGTTGTGGGTGTCCGTCATCGCCCGCCCCCCGGCCCAGCGTTGATCTGCGTCGGGCCGTTGAAGACGATGTTCACGCGGCGGGGCGGGGAGCCCTCATCGGCGAGCAGACCATTGGCCTGGCCGAGCTGCTTCAGCGTGTCCACCTTCGGGTGGAACTTCACCCGGACATCCGTGCCGAACTTGCGATGGTTTACGGTGAACTCCTGGATCGCGCGGGGGTCGATGCGATCCAGCCGCACACGCCGGAGTTCCCCTGCTTGCTCTCCATCGGTGAAGAACTCGAGCATCCGCCCGGGGTCTGAGAACGCGATCGCGTTCATCTCGTCCAGCACGCGCATCTGCGTGGGGCGCAGACCCGTCTCCGTCTCCGCGATGGCGCGCGTCAGGTAGAGCGCCACCTGGGGGTCGGACAGTATCTTCAGCGCGTGGGAGCGCTCCTTGCCCACGGGCGCGCCGGCAGCTTTGGCGGCCTCTATCAGCGAGTAGTTGAGTAGGAAAGTGTCGGCGAAGGTCTTCTTCAAGCCGCGCAGGGTCACGCGGCCAGGCGTCTGGGGGGGCGCCGCGACTTTCGAATGGGCGGGCACCAGATCGGTAGGCAAGGTTATCCCCGCGTGTCCGCTGACGGGACAGCCTCCAAGTCACAATTGAATCAGATTGATACGGTTGTCAAGCGGTACTTGACCGCTGGGGTGGCCAGGGCGTATCCGATTGAGACACTACGCGGGGTAGGTGCTGTTGACTGCGGCGATGGCGGCATTCACGTCGGGCACCGGCAGAACTCCCTCCGGCGCGCAGATCCCGCAAGTGAGGTCGGAACCGGGATAGCCCTTGAACCCCTTGCCCATATCGTTCTCAAGGCGTGTGAGTGGGGAATCCTGCCCCCCCGCCAGCAGGCTCGGGAGGTCCGCGATGTTGTAGGTCACACGCTCGAGCAACCGCCTGCCGCCGCCCACGATGGGGGGCTGGATCACCTGGAAGAACTCGTACATGCCGAATGGCGCGTCCAGGTCCGGGTTGTAGGCGATCGAATTGCACATCGGGCAGCGGAAGAACAGGTACACCGCGCCGCGGGAGGATAGCGCGTAGCCCACGTAGGCCCAGCGCCCCGGCATGTCGTGCACCTCGCCGCACTGTCCGCACGGCACCGGCAAGGTGGGGACGCGGTCGGTCGCTGGCGTTGAAGCGGCCATCAGGGATCCATGTCCCGCAGCAGCACGCGGAACCCATCGATGGACCCGACCTCTTCCAAGTAAATCAGCCCTGAAGCGTATTCATCCCAGCTTTTGAAGCCGTGGATGTTCGCCTTCATCCTGCGCGCGACCTCCAGACGCTTCTCCCTCAGCTTCGCAATATCTGACGGACACGCTTGTGGGTCAAACCTCTCGATGCTCATGGTCCTACTCCGTGAACGCGATGAGAGGCCCATCGTTGAGGCTTGGCACGCCCTGGCGCTCGCCGTGGCAGGTCACGTAGACCTTGTGCGGAAGCACCTGGTCCACCGAATCCACCTGGCGGTTGCAGCGGGCGCAGAAGACGTTGGCCAGTGGGGCGATGGGGTCCGGGTCCGCGAAGCCCCCGCCATTGGTCGTGCCGAAGCCAGCCGCCAGCAGGTCCGCCGACCCGCGCGCGATTCTATCCATCAACCGTGCGCCCCGCCCCAGGACCTCTTCCGGGGGCTGGTTTGGATTCACCTTCCCCACCGCGCCGGTCTCGGGCCCCGCTGGGCCGCCAAGGGCCGCTTCACCGGCTCCAGCGGCTTTCGCCTGCGGGGCCGCCTTGGCCTGCTCGGCGAGCCATGTCTGGAACGCCCAGTCCCGCTCCTCGGCCGTGGCGTCCTCCAGCCCCGCCCACTTCTTCAGCTCCGGCAACTCCGGCGCCCCAGATGCGATCGTATGGCCGGCCGCGACCATCGCGCCGGTGGCCTCCAGCAACCTCTTGCGCCGCGCCCCAGTGGGCTTGGTGAACTCCGCCATGGCTCTCGCCTCCTCAAGATTGGCCAACACCAAAGACATACGCCCACCGGCCGACTCGCGCAAGCCCCCACCCTTGACTTTCCCGATCCGTTTCCCCAACATCGCCTTGCCCGATCTGCTCGCCATGAGCAGACCACCGGGACACCCTCCGCCCCGGGGGGCCGGCACCCCCTGGGGCTCCTCTGTTGACAACCCCGCAGGCTCGTAGCACACTCGCCACACCCCGCCGGCTGATCCCCGGCGTTGCCCCCCGCGGGCACTCCTTGGGCCGAAAGGCGCCACCGACTGAGCACGGTGGCGCCCGCCGGCTCGCTGCTCAGCAAGGAGATCTCCGTGACCCCGATGGAATCCGAAGTGCTGGCGGTCCTCCGCTTGGAATCCCGCCGGCTCGGCCACTGCTGGTACAGCCCTAAGCAACTGGCCGCCGCGATTGGCGACCCATCCCAACCCGGCAGGTCTCAAGTCCAGGAAGCCCTCCTGTCCCTGGAGCGCCAAGGAGCCATCAAGCGTGGCGCCAAAGCCTGGACGGGAAAGCCCGTGACCCACACCATCAAGGGCAAGCCCGTCACCCTCTACCCCGCCGGCTACAACGTCTGGTGCTGGGAGGTGCCGGCCCAATGAGCCCCCTCGAACGCATGCGCTTCATCCGCTCCCTAGACATGCCCGGTCGCTTCAAGGCCGTTCTCTGGATAATCAACGCCCATGCCGACAAAGACGGCAAGGGTTGGCCCAGCCGTGCCCTCATCACCAAAGAATCGGGGTTCTCCTACGGCAACGCCTATGAGGCCGTCGAGTGGCTATGCAAGATCGGCCTGATCCTCAGAGTCCCACGCCAAGGCAAATCCGCAGTGCTGACAATGACCTTCGAGCAGTACCTTACCGCTCTCTCCACCCCGTCACACCCTGACGGACCACCCCGTCACACCCTGACGCCGAAGTTGTACACCAAGTGTGCACGACCAAAACCAAAGCCCAAACCAAAGCCCAAACCCGACCCCACCGACTCCCCCCGCTTCGACGCCTCCGCCCCACCCGACCGACGCTGCCCAAAATGCGGCGCCGCCTCCCTCAACCTCAAACCCGGCGCCCTCTGCGAACTCCACACCAGAAAACCCGGCTCCAACGTGCTCCCCTTCCCCGAAGCCAAGCCCCGACCCTGACCCTGACCATCCCCACCACCAACACCCCCCCCCAACATCCACAGCTACAGCCACTGCAACAGCGCCATGAAGAAATCACCACCGCCAACTTCCACCGCCAACTTCCAGAATCCCACCAAATTCCCCAACTTCCGATGCACATCCTGGCGAGCGGGACATCTCTAGGGCCCCCCTCCCCCCCCCTACCCCTGGCCGTTTCGGCCCCGCGCTGGCGGCTCCGTGAGCTGCTGGGCGGCGTGGTGCGGTCGCGTAACGCTGCGCATAGATTTGTCGCAATCGGCTGAAATGACAGCGGAATCCGCCCGGTGTATCACATGGTGCCGGGGGCGACAAATCGAGGCCCCAGGCCCGCCGCATCGCAGCCTATAGCGCGGTGTAGAGCGGGGAGCTTGGAGCCAGCCCGCCTTTTTGGCGGCTCAGATGAAGTCGGCGCGGTGCCCAATAATTGTGCAGTGGTGTAGCGGAGGTTGCCTAATTATTGAGCAGGTGCAGGAGTGAGTTGTTTTTGCCTCACTCACGGCGCTGTTGGTGTGGCAGTAGAGGAGTGGACGCAGGAGCCGGCCCGGCGGACCCGGGAGACCTGGACGAGGTTGTGACATGGACGCGATGCGGGTGAGCTGCGAGTCGATCTACGGGGACTATCTGGAGGGTACAGTCCCGGCGGACACCGATCTGGACGGGGTTTTTGTGCTCACGACAGACGACGGCAGGCGGATGAGGGTCAACGGCTGGCAGGGGTACATCGATATCCTGTTTTACCTGATGGGGCCGTAGCCTGAGCCCTGCGGCTCCGCCTCCTGGGGCGGGGCCCACTGGACGCAGGAGCCGGCCCGGCGGACCCGGGAGAAGACCAGAGGAGACGAGACCATGGCCATGTCACGCTACGGCGAACCGCTGCATCCGCGTTGGGAAGACATGGAGCAGGAGCGAGAGCGGGAGCGCATGGAGTTGGCCGCACAAGCCAAGCTGGACCAGGACGAGACGGAAGCAAGGGCCGCCATTCTCGCGGCGACAGGATTTGAGATGTGGGAGGAGTTGGAACGGGCGGAGCGCGCAGACCGGGCGTACATGGCGCTGCGCTCGCCCGGAGGGTACGACCCCACGGGAATCTTTTGCGGGGACGAATAGCCTGACCAGCTCCGGGGCTGCTGCCAGCGCCCCGCATGGTGGACAGGACCGCTCCCGGCGGATCCGGGAGACACATGAGCGGAGTGAGCCATGTTGACGATCACGCGCAATGGCAATTACCGGCTGACGGATGACGGTTACAGCGATTACTACCACGCCTATGTGCAGGGGGCGCAGGTTGGCACCTGGTACTTCCGGGCCGCGAGCGTCGCATACTTCCGCAGGCGCTACCGATGGACGGGTGCGGAGCCCGGCTATATGGCCGCGCTTGAGTGCTGGTTGTGGGATGGGCGCTCCGCGATGGCCTATCGCAGCCGCAACGTGCGGACGATCCAATAGCCTGAGCCCACGGAGCCCCTCTCCCCGGAGGGGGGCTGCACTGGACGCAGGCCCTGCCCGGTCGGGAGTCGGTCGCACGGGGCGGCCGGCTGCCGTTGCGCAGGGCACAAGCTGGGAGGGTAAGGCGATGGGGACTGTCCACTTGGGCGCGGTGCGGCACACGGACGGATACTGCGGCGCTACCGTGGTGGCGCACCTGGTGCGAGATGACGAGACGTCGGAAGTGCTGGCGGTCTATCCCCACGGATACCATCGGTGGCCGTGGAGGCGGGAGCACTTCGAGCGGAGCTGGGAGCGGGTCGGCGTGGGACAAGCCCCCAATGGGGCCTCTTACTACCTGCACGGGGATTGGCACGGCAAGCCCGCCGTGTTGCGGGTGGATCGGGGACTGGAGCCCGGGAACGCATTGCCCACAGAAGCCAATGCCACGCGTATTGTCGGCACGCGGGGGCAGCGATTCGAAACGTTGGAGGCGGCGCGGGCTTGGGCGATGTGGGACGGGTGCCAGTCGAATCCGGGCGCGGAAGAGGGGCAACGGGTGCCGATGTACTGACGGGGCGGTAAGCCGGGCGGCGTGCCCGGTCTGGAGCGCATCGGCGGGGTGCCGGGGCGCTGCCGTAGGGCGCGCAACCAGACCATGTGGAGGGCGGGACCATGGAAGCGAGGACGCTGCAGGGCCAGGACTACCGCGCGGTACTGCCGGTGTCGGCGGCGGTGCGGGAGGCGAT